CCGCCCCGTAGGACAACATTGCAATCCAACCTTTGGGTTGAATTGTGGTGGAACGCCTGCGAGGCGGCACTTGGGAAGGTGCCCACCACCCGACCTAACGGTCGGGGGTCGGCACCTATGTGCTCGCCCCGCACACTGCGAGAGCAGTGTGCGTTCTTATCGTTACCCCTCCCTTCTCCTGCCCAGCTCCGGTTGTTAACCGGGGCTTGGGAAGCCATATTATCGGTGGTAGCCGCCCAGTTTGGACTCCCTGAGTGGGGGACCAAGTTCGGGAACCTGAGGAAACTCAGGCTCCAGAGCTTGGCCCTTTGGCTCGTGAGGTCCGCCGCTGGGTCGGGGGTCGGGTTCACCATAGCCTTCCTTAAGAAAGCGTCTGGTGAAGCCCGGCTCCGTGCTATCGAGGGCGTCCCGGTGGGGAGAGCCTTGAGGTTCCTCTTGAGGTCCATGCCTGGCATGGAATCCCGAGAGGGTCTTGAGCAGCTCTCCTTCTTGGGTCGCGCCCTCCCTGCAGGGGATGCTCGGGTGGCCTCCGTCAACCTTCGGGTTCACAGAGACACCCTGACATCCCCCTTCAGGACCGACCCTGAATTATTGCGTTCCGCGCGCCAGTACGCCGCCGGGTTTTCTCGGTCGTGCCTGGGAAAGTGGTCGGATCCTCAGATCCCCTGCTCTCCTAGCGCGACCGATATATTCCCACGGCGTGCTGGCGGTTGTCGCGAAGTGGTCCGTAAGAGTTGGCTTGAGTGGGTCGATGTCATCGGCCTTCCTCGACCTTCTCTTCCGGACTATGGTGGTTTCCTCTCCGATAAGGAGGTGGAACTCACCCGCTATAATTCAGGTTCCCTCGCCCTGGTGGAAGCGGCTGCGCACCTTACGGCGCGCGAGCCGGTTCTCCACCATCGGGTCTGTACTATCCCTGAGCGTGGGTGGAAGCGGCGGATTGTTTCCGCCCCTCCCGCCTACGCCTCGGTCGCAGGGGGGGTCCTTAATCGGGCCCTCCTTCGAGGTCTCCGTAAAGAGCCCCGCACACGTCTATTCCTTACGGGTGATAGGCGTGCGGCGGTTGACCGGGCGGCCCGGGCCTTTAGGCCAGGGTTCGTCGTGGTAAGTACTGACCTGACCGCCGCGACCGACCGTCTCCCACTTGATCTTGTGAGAGCGGTTGTCGACGGCGTGGTCGAGGGATGGGATGGCCTCCCAGATGTATGGGCTGAGGCCCTGTACTCCCTTACGGGACCACAGGACCTCACCTACCCTTGGGGCCAGACGTGCCGTTCCTCTAGAGGCGTATTGATGGGTCTCGGGCCTTCTTGGCCCTTGATGTCCATCATCCACCTCTGGTGGGTCGACACGGCGGCTCTTCGGGTTGGGCGTCGGCGACCCGGTTGGGCCGGCACTGCCATTGGCGGTGACGACCTGGTCGGGTTTTGGCCGACGGAGTTGGCGAAATCCTACCGGAGCTTGGTCGTCGCTTGTGGCGGCCAACCTTCATCCGGGAAGGACTTCACCAGCTCGAGCGCCGGGAACTTTACCGAGATGACCTTTTGGGTCTCTCGAGTCCCCGGGGCTCCCCCCATACGTTGGGCAGGAGGCATCCCCACCAAAGGGCTCGTGAGCCTTTCCCTCGATTTAGAGGGAGAGGCCTTCGAGTCCGTTGGCTCCGAAGGGGGTAGAGACCTTCGGGCCCGGAGAGTTCTCCGGGCCCTGAGGCCTGAAGTATGGCGTCGGTGTCGGGAATCCGGCATCGCCGCTACACTTCCCCGCGCCTTGGGGGGCGCGGGTCTACCCCCCCGACGCGGCTCAACCGCAAAGGTCTCTGGACCTCTGTGGTTGAGGCTTGCTCTGGGTCGGCTCCTCTACGGGGCCGGATCAGATCAGGTCCCCCTGGCTCCCCCATCTTGGGTGGAGTCAAGGGACCGCGTCGCCCGGACCGCAAGGTCCAGGTCGGAGGAGGTGCTGGCCCAGGAGATCGACTTTGGTCTGACCGTATTTACGGTGGACCCGAGTCCATCCCGTGGGAAGATGACTGTTTCGGACTGGTTACAGAACGAAACGTCCCTCTTCGCCCAGGCGGCCCTTTTTTCAAAGGACCCCTGCGCGCCTTCACTCTCTGGGGTGGCAGACGCCGTGTCCCACGCTCGGTTTGTACGAGCATGGGCGCGCAAGCGCCTGCGGGGAGGGGTACCGAGGAGCCTCGCCATCAGGGACCGTGGGAATACCCGTTGGTCCTTGTTGGAAAGGCTCCGTCTGAACCGCCTTCGTTGGCACGTAGTGCCAACGATGGACCCCGAGTTGTATTTCGGGGGTTCGGTCCCAGACTAGGATGCGAGCCC